TCGAGGCGTACACAGACTGCCATATGTACACCACCCCAGACGGCTTATGCAGAAGGTAACGATCTGCCATGCAACTCTCCTAGTGACAGGGGGGCCGAAGCCCCCCGGGTTTGTTACATGTTGAACGCAGCTCCGTTGATGCGGTAACGGAAGCGGCCAGCCCGTAGGTTGGTCGCAGTACCGGTGATGGTACCAACCGTCCAACGCAGCACGTAGAAGCCCGCCGACGTTTCCAGAGAACCAGACGAAGCCGGGGTGATGTACGGCAGGAAGTCCGTCGCTGTCGTGTAGATCAGAGACGAAGCGTTCATTGCCGAAGCAGCCACCAAGTTTTGCGCGTTGGCATAGGTCGTCGCAGCGCCCGTAAAGCCAGTCGGGTTCTGCGAAGTAGACCGGTCAGTTGCCGCAACGTGGAACCGACCCAGACTGTACGTCAAAGCAGTCAGAGTTCCAGCCGCACCAGCACCAGTCACCCCGGAAGGGATGACGTCAGGCGTAGGCGCGTTCGTATCAGCAATGAGCTGCACGGACTGGATTTGGAAGTTGTACGGCAGGACTGCCACGTCGATGGTGTCCGCAGCCGCCAGCCCGAGACCGGAGTTCGGGAAGGAAGACTGCGTGCCAAGGCTCGTGAGTGAGGTGCCGCTACCTACCTGAGACAGGTCGATAGTAACCTCAATCAGCTCATTTCCGCCGATGGCGCCGTCACCCCGAACACTGGAAAAAACCGTGTTCAGCAGGCGGCCTTTTTGATCAAGAATAAAGTTAGCCATGTTTCAAATCTCCTGTAGTGGCTGAACGGGTTACTGACGGACGTACAGACGGGCCAGAGCTTCCGGCTTCACAACTGCGTAGCCGTACACTTGGAGCCCACGGATGATCGTGCCGAACGTAGATTCCGCCCGGAGCGATTCCATGTTGGTCATCTGCGACGCGAAGGTCAGGCCCATCTTGTGGCCAGCCAGAACGGAGAACGCTTGGTTACCGGTGTCAGTAACCTTGTTCAGGTTGTGGCTCACGTAGAGGGTGAAGCGATCGAGCATGCCCAGACGGCCGTTCCGCAGGGGGGTAACGCTATCCCCGGACAGAGACGTGTCCTTCACGTCGGACTTCTTGATCATGCCAGCCATCCACGCGGGGATGATCATCCAGCGATCAGACTCGGGCGTATTGGCTTCGTCCAACACCTGACCAACGTCGACGATGTAGTCGATGATGTTCGTCTTGGTGATTTGGACAGGAGTACCAGTAGCGCCCAAGTTCACGTTGCCGCTGATGCGGCCAGCAGTGGCTCCGGAGTTCAGTGAAGAGATAGACGGGATCATGCCAGTCAGCACTTTCTGGTCGATCTTGATCTTCATGCGCTCGGAGGCATCACGGGACCAGCCATCCAGCAGGTTGACGTCGGATTGAATCTTGTCCACGTCGTCTTCGACTGCGGCGAAGTAATCACCTTGGTCGATGTTCAGCGCGAGCTTCGGTTTGTCCGGGCGCTCAAGCTGCAGCTGCATGTTCTTCTGGTAGTCACGGATGGTGAGTTCCGGCGTGGTGCGGATATTCACCTTGTCGCCGTACTGCTTGATCTCACCTTCATAGTCGGTGTTGGAAATTGCGGCCAGAACAGTCGCGTCATAGAAATTGACGATCAGTTTGCTGGACCACAGTTCGGGAATGAAATTGCCGGTGTAATTTGCTCCACCGCCAGCTACGGGAAATGGCATGAAAATCTCCTAAACATTATGCAGCCTCTCCGGCAATTCTGCCTTCGCGCTGCGCGAGGAAAATGTCCTTCTCAATGCGGGCGTACTCCGCCTCATTCCCCTTGAATCCACCCTGCAGCTTCTTGTTGTAGAAGTCCATGATCTCTGCGCGAGTCCATGTTTTCCCCTGCGACGAAGTGCTGACGGGTACAGTGCTCACAGTCCTGCCGGGAGCTACCTGTTTTTCAAGTTCGGATTTGGCTGGATTCGGCCCAGTTGAAGAAGGCTGTTTGGTTGGAACCCCTTCCAATTGCATCCAAGTCTCGAAGATATACGCAACACGCCCGACATCATGCGAATGATGGGCGTCCTCCAAATACGTCTGCCTCGTTATTCCGGTTGCCGGGTCAGCGGCCAACAGCCACGCGTGGAAACGCGGGTCATTGTTCGCTTGGCGCCAAGCGGGTAAACGTTGGGTCAACGCGTCGAAGAACTGATCATCCTTAGTTTGTCGCTGCTGCACAGCAATCTGCTGCACTTGCGGCACAACTCCGCGGACAGTCCCCAACTCCGCCCGAAGCGCTTCGAGTGCGCCCACAAACGGTAGAAGCTCTTCCCGTGTCGTCCGGCGAACGAGGTCGATCATGTCGGCCCCGTATTCTTCGCTGTCCTTCTCGGTCAAGAACCTTGGAACTTGTTGCTGAGGTTGTGCTTGCGTCTGAGCCGGTTGGCTCGCGGGCAGGCTCGAGATGAGCTGCTCCAGTTGCGACAGCCGACCTTGCAGCTGCGCGTTCTCGCTCTTCAAGGTACCAACTTGGGAGTTGTAAATACCCTGCAGAGAGCGCCACCGCTGCGCGTAGGTCTCACTGTTTTCGTCTTCAGCCTGCTGAGTCGCGGCAGGCTCGCTACTTGGTTTTTGCTCAGGTACTTGCTCCGGGGTTTCGTCCGGTTTAGCCGTTCCAGCCTCGTCACCTTCGGGCACACCATAATGCTGCTCGATGATGTTCTTGGCTTCTTCGACTTGCGCTTGTATCTGGGCGGGTAGACTCATTACATTTTCTCCTTGCGTGCTGCTAAGGTTTAGAAGAGGTGAACATGCCCTGCATTTCCGTCAGGGTCTGGACGCGACCTCTCATCACGTCCAGTTGATCTCGACCATAAGGAAGCGCTTCCAGCTCCGCGGTCCGCCAGCGAGCGACCAGAGCTACAAACTCTGGGTACTGTCTGGAGAGCTGCATGAGCATCTTCACTTCTTCTGGGGTTGTCTTTATCACTGGGTCTTCAACACCAAGAAGGTGTAAGTCCCAGCGGTCGGCGTCCCACCGGTAGCATTGGCTGAGAAGGTAATCGTCAGCGTGTCATTGGCGGTGGGGGTGCATTTCGTAATCCACGTGGCGGCTTGGGTCGGATACCGCACTGCGGTAACAATGTCCGACGCCTGAACGCCGGGGACAGTGAAGCCGGTCTGGTCAGCGGTAGCTGACGCACCGACAGCGCCGGGGGTCAGGGAGGCACTGATGACGGAAGACAGGCCAGCTCCCACGGCGGGGACGCCCTTGCCTGCTCCGACACGAATCAGGTTTGCAGAGAAATCTTCGTAGCGCATTTACAGCTCCTTAACGGTGACTGGCATAGCTTGTTTGCTTTCCAGAATACGTTTCAACCAACAGTATCTCCGTGACCGATCGTCACGTAGAGTGTGGTTGTTCCAACAGATGAAATTACGGAGATGGTGGTCGACTGACCTTTCTCCAAAAGCAGTGGGATGGTACCGGCGCCGGGGGCCAGAGGCATGCTGCCGGGGGTTCCACCCACAGGGATGGTGGCCACGACTCCGCCGATTTCGATGAACGCTGTATTGGTACCAGCATTGAAAATACGGACGGTCGTGGGTTTCGCCGGGAGCGTATACGCCGTAGCCGATACGTTGGTTACGGCCAGTATGTATGTCCCGCCGGGTGAGATTGGTGTGAACGCAGCCATGTGTACCTCCAATAAGTTACTTCATATAAGAGAATCATAGAGTTGTCAAGTAATCCTTGACCGGCCATTTAATGCTCCTTAGTTTGAAATATCACTCATAACCGCAACAGCCAAAGCCCTTCCAATTGACTTTCGCCCTTCTGCGGATGGATGTAACCCATCTGCCGAAACCAGAACATCGCAGTTTCCAAATCCCGTCGTTGCGCCCGCATTGCCATGTCCGGTCCATAGCCCATTTCCGACTATTTTCCAGTCCTCAAGCGCGGCGTGGGTATGTTGCAACGTGCCGTCGAACTTGACGTTATATAGCGGCTCTCCCGGTCCGTGCGGTCCGGTTCCGGTGCCGGTTTGGCTAAAGGAGGTAACGTAAACTCGCTCTCTGGTTGCTCCGGTTCCAATCTCTATCGTGCAATTTGATTTCGGAACACCAATGGTTGACGCAGAACCCCAAAGGCTAATACCAGTTGCCCCTGCGGTTCCGGCGTTATTGCCCGAATTCAGTTTTCCAGTAGCTGGCGTCGTGGTCGGAAGCGGAAGGGATAGCAGGTTGATCCATGTAATGTTGTTGGCAGTACACGCACTGCTCAACCCGTCTAAAATGGCCCACACTTCTGATGCGTAAGCATTGGGTCCGGAACTCCCGTTAGGGGCGGCATATATCTTTGCGTTCGGAAGGGCGGCCCTCAATTGAGCGTAAAGAGTATTTGCCTCTGCAATAACCAATGATGGTGTGCTGAATATATCGTTTACAATCCCAAGAATTATTACGATGTCTGGGCTGTAGTTGATTACATCGTGCACAACCCGATCTCTAAAGGTGGGACGGGTTCCGCCATTCGTCGCCAAGTATCCAGTCCCGCCAACCCCACTAGACCAAACGTCTTCCCATCCTGTCGCATCCGTAAATGCTTGCGCAATATTGTCGGCAATTTTGTCGTAACCAACAAAGCTATCGCCCATTATTATGACTCTGGGGCCGCGCGGATAATCTCTAAACACGGTTCCGGTCGCGTCTACAACAACACCTCGGAATCCAACGTCGAATCCGAAGAATTCAACTCTATGCGTACCGTAAGACGCAAAGGTGTATTTAAAGAATACGTCTGCCGCACTTCCGCCCGTCGTGGTAACGCTCGTAGACACGTATTCCCCGTCAATCTTCATCAGATAGGGAGTGCTATTTGCTTGGAATACAATCTCAAATTGTGTGCATGACACACAAAAGATGGCACCAAAATTATTAGCGCCATACGTTGGGCCGTTATCGGTTGTTACGTTTTTGTAATTTAGGTTGTACCCGATTGGGGTACTTGTATCTATTGCGCCCTTTATTGGAGTAAACCAATACCCCTCGTTGTGAGCGTATGAATCTAGGTTAAAGCTTTCACTGCCAGCGCAAAAGAATCTTCCGCTTGCAATTCCACTTGTTCCCGTGGCCGCGCCAACCGTAGGCGGCGACGCCATTGTTTTCTGTACCAGAGAAAGACTTGACGTGTTGAAGTATGCTGGCGGGTAGGCACCAAGCATTGTCCATACTTGTGGGACCGTTAACTCCAGCGCGCTAGCCGTCGATCCCGTGTTATTCCCCACAATGGAATTAGCCGCCACCAGCATGGTGTGGTCGTCATTCCAAGCGAGTGATCCAACGTCGTAGTGGGTGTTGTTGGATACAGCAGTTACTTTTTTATGTGTGATGGTCATGGTTTTCCTTTCAATACGCTCATGATGACATTTACCAATTCTTCCGGGGACGGGTTCTGGATACCCCAGACGCCGAATTCCTCTTCAACTTCATAAGTAGCCTCGACACCATCTGGTCGGGCTACCGCGCCGCCCTTGGCCGAGACCCCGCCCAATGCCACTGGTACGTGCGCGAGCGCCCCGGCGTCGCCTCTGGTGCCGTAATGAACCTCTACCTTGCCCAGCGTGTACGCTGCCCGCACTGACCCGGGGGAAGCCGTTGCCGCCTGCGGCAGGATTTGCCGGGGGATACGTTCCGTCGCTGTCAGTGTGGGTATTGCCACCGCCATCGGCGGGAGCTGCGTGGCTACGTAGACCGGCCCGACGAACACCACCGGGCTGCCGGTCTTCCCGTATGCATGAACAATCGACCCGCGCCAGCTTGCTGCGACGCCGCGAACGTGCGCCACTGCCCCACCGGCGAGGCGTAGCCTGCCCGCGCGCTTGGGCCTACGAGTTGTGTCTGTGACTGGGCAGCCTTGGAAAATCTCCGGGTCGAATATCGCTGGGTCAAACAGGCAGACGTTGGGTATTACAAAGTCGTCGGGCAGCGGGCGGTCGTTGAAGTCCTGCAGCTGGTCGTCGCCAGCGTCTTCGATTATTTCAGCAAGGTTTGAAGCATCTTCAACAAAGACCTGATTGGACTGGACAACCAGCGCGTCTGGGATTGGCGGTATATCAAACCCGAACGGCTCATCTTCTGGCTCTTCCGCCGGGGTGAACTCCTGCGCCCCTTGGTCGTCGTCCTGTAGTGGCCCGGCATAGACGCCGTAGTCTTCGTCGATGTCTTCGAGCTGATCCGCGGCGTCGTCAGACAGTGCGGCAGCGAGGTCATTATCGTCTGCCAGTGGAGCAACGTAGACGCCGTAGTCTTCATCGAAGTCCTCCAGTTGGTCAGCGGCATCGTCTTGGCCGCCCGCGTCCGACGTAAAGTCATCGGCCAACGGCGCTGCATACGCGCCGAAGTCTTCGTCGGGTTCTTCAAAGACCCCGGACGCATCTTCTACCCGGGCAACGGCGACTTCGTTGTCATCGGCCAGCGGGACGTCGTACCAGCCGTAGTCCTCGTCTACATCTTCAAGCTGGTCGGCGGCGTCATCTTGGCCGCCCATATCCGAAAAGAAGTCATCGGACAGCGGGACGTTGTAATTACCAAAATCCTCGTCAGGTTCCTCGAATTGCAACGAGGCATCTTCAGCCCATATCTGATCTTGGGTTACGACAGCGTCGTCTTGTATGGATACGTCAAACCCGAACGACTCATCTTCCAGTTCTTCTGGTGGCGCAAACTCTTGGGCGCCTTGGTCGTCGTCTTGTAGTGGCCCGGCCGTTACGCCGTAGTCTTCGTCGGTATCCTCAAGCTGGGTATCAGCGTCGTCCGCGCGCGTAACAGCGACGTCGTTGTCGTCTGGCAGGGGGTCAAGCGTGATCCCGAAGTCTTCGTCGGTATCTTCAAGCTGGCTGCTGGCGTCTTCCGTCCATATCTGATCAGCAGCAACTACAACATCATCTTGTATGGATGTGTCAAAACCAAACGCTTCATCTTCCGGTTCCTCGGGAACGGGAAGTTCTTGCGCGCCTTGGTCGTCAGGTTGGAGTGGGCCGAACGAAAAGCCAAAGTCCTCGTCAGCGTCTTCTAGCTGCCCGTCGGAATCTTCTTGCCCACCTTGATCGGTTACTACTACGAAGTCCGCCGAGAGCTGGTCGCTCCCGAAACCAAAATCTTCGTCGATGTCTTCGAGCTGCGTCGAAGCATCTTCAAATCTGGATACCGCTACATCGTTATCCGGTATTAGCGGCGGGCCCTGAGCAAAGTAGTCAGGGTAAAACTCAGCTTCATCCAGCTCCTCTATGTCCGGGAACTGGAAGACCGGAAGGTCAGCAGCTACGACTACGTCAGCAGGGAGTGGCGCTGCAGCGTAGAAATCAAAGACTGAAGTATCTAGGTGATCTGGTGCTTCGCAGGTCTCTATCTCGTCTGGTGTATACGGATAGTAAATCTCGACATTAGCCGCTGCGGAAGCCTGTGCTTCACGCGAGATTGGGTGCCGCCCGATTGGGCTGCGGCTGATGGTCATGGGTTACCAGCAGGTGATAACGATCAATCCGGGTCCGCCCGGGCCACCTTTCCCGGCAGTCCCAGCGGTAAGGCAGGCCCCGCCGCCACCCCCTCCTGAAGCCAACCCACCTGCACCACCACTTCCGCCAGTCGTTGCTGAGTTGAACGCCGACCCAGCGCCACCGGTTCCTCCGGAACACCATAAAAGTCTGAGGATGGATGGGTAAGAATACCCCGGCCCACCATCTCCTCCAGCCCCCGCAGACGCAGCCCCTCCGGTTATGGATATCGGTTCAACGGCGGAGAAGCCACTGGAGTAGCCTCCACCGGCTCCTCCGTTCGCTGTTGTTCCTATGGCTCCACCGCCGCCCCCTCCTGAAGGAATGATGGGAGCGGTATGACTTACTGCTGTTCCCGCCGCCGCTGTGGTTGCTGTCCCCCCGGCCCCACCAGCATTCCCTGCATAGCCTATGTTTGTGGTGAGCAGGCCAGCGGCAATATGGCCCATAGAATTGTTAAGCGCGGTAACGGCTCCCGCAGTTCCTCCCGCTGCGGCCCCGGATGTTCCACCAACAGTTCCGCCGCTTCCCCCATTGGCTTGAGATAGTATGAAAGCAGTAGTGGCTGTAGCGGGTTGAGAGGCAAGATACGTGGCTATGCCAGCGTTCCCGCTCACCGTTGCGATGGCCCCACCTGTTCCACATGAGACGAATAGAACATCCGGCAACCCCCAAAGAGGAAATACCGCACTAGTTTGGGCTCCACTTCCACCCCCACCGCCGCCGCCTGCGGCGGATGCTGCTCCAACAAGCCCACCCCCACCACTCCCGCCGCCCCCAAGCAACAAGGCGTGCATCATCGACCGGCCGCGAGGTTTTAGCCAAGGAATCCAAGTCCCCCCGGCCACATTGGAAAATCCGGTAAAGACAGTTTGTTCAACTCCTCCCCCGAACTCATTCGGGTTGGGGATAAATCCAAGGTCAAGCATCGGTCAGCCTGTAGGAATAGGGCGGGTCATCTGGTACGGAGTCACCATTCTCGAAGGTGATGGCCACCACCTCATGGGTGTCGTCTGACACCTCTTGATGCCCGGTCTGCCCTGCGTACTCGGGATTGAGGAATGTGATGGGATAGATCATCAGTAGTCACCCCCGATAGCGATGAATTTCCACTGGGTGCTGGCGGCGGGTGCGGCATGATTAGTCACGAGGATGAATGAGCTGGCGGGCATGGCAAAATTCAACGGGACGACTATCGGAAATACCGGCGTGGTGGGAGCGTCTGCAGTCTGCGAGGCCACGGACATCTCAGCCAGTAAATGGGTAT